GTCGTGGCAGACAGGCGAGACGTAAAAGTGCCCGTACTGAAAAACAAAAAGCTAAAAATAAAAATGCTGTGGAGAATATTAATAAATATAACGAAGCAACGCAATTTATAAATGACAATATTAATAAATCAATAAAAGAATGCACTGATGATCTTAATAATGTTAATGATAAAGAATCTTTGCGTGTGCTGCTGACTCGCATGTTGTGTGATAATAGTTGGGGCGGATCTAGTGTTAATACAGACTGGGTATACGATATATGTAATTTAATAAAGGTGTGATTATGGATGACGAACATCAAAAAGTTGATGAACAAATCGCTGATCCCGAATTGACTGATCTTCTAGGTCAATTAGATGAATCTGATGAACCTGATGCTCCAACGCCTGATGCTCCAACGCCTGATGCTCCAACGCCTGATGCTCAAATAGCAATCCCGCAAGTTCAAGACGCATCCGATGAATTGGTTCCTGCATATGATGTGGATGTTACCAAGTATTTTGAACGATATGATTCGATGGCTGAAGAAATATTTGCAGCATGTCGTGATGACAGATTAGAAGCTCAAGAAGTTATTATTATGTGCAGAGAGCAAATAGGAGAAGCGATTGACAATGACCAATCACCCTCTAGAATGTATGTTGATTCATTAGTCAAAGCTGTAGAAGTTAAAGCCAATGTCAATGATACAGCTGTGAAAATGATCGATGCGGGAGCTAAATTATTGTCTGCTGCTAAAAATCAAATTAACATTCAACAAAACAATGTGAGCATTGGTGATGATTTAGATGACATTTTGAATAGGCCAATGGATGATGAGTATTGACGATAAACAAGCGCAGATTATTAAAAGATGCCAAAAATCGGTAATTTGGTTTTTAAGCGCCTTTGGTAAGGTCAAACACCCAAGTGCTGGGATTATTGATTTTAAGCCATTTAAATATCAAAAAAATGCTATAAAACAATTTAGGACACACAGATTTAACATTTTTAAAAAATGTAGGCAGTCTGGTGCGTCTAAAATAGCTGGGGCATTTGCAACATGGTTTGCAATGTTTCAATCTAATAAAACAATATTGATAGTGTCCAGAACTGACTTGGACGCAATGAATTTTCTAAGAAACAATGTAATTTTTTTGTATGAAAATCTGCCGGAGTGGATGAAAGAACTTTGGAAACCAGTAAAACAAAATGACCACGAAATAATATTTCCCAATGGTTCCAGTATAAGATCGCTTACATCGCACCCAGACGTGCTTCGATCTAACGCTTCATCATTAAATATTGTTGATGAAGCGGCGTTTATTCAAAATATGGATGTGTTATGGGCAGGCGGTTGGTCAACGCTTCAGCATGGTGGAAATGTTATCGTGATTTCCACTTCTAACGGGATTGGTAATTGGTATTGGGGTGCTTACACTGATGCAGAAGCTGGTGTGAATAATTTTAATCCTATCGTTATTAATTGGTGGGACATGGATTGGTCAATTGATTATACAGATCCATTGTCTAATCAGCATATGCGACTTTCACCAACTGATGGAATACGAAAGTGTGAATCTAAAGCTGATATTGAAAAATATGGGCCATACTGGTCTCCATGGTTAGAAGAACAATACGCAGCACTTCAAGAAAAAGGTGAAGCCTGGAAATTTGAACAAGAAATTTTGGCGTCATTTGTCGGGTCGGGTAACACGGTGCTGTCTAAAGAAGCATTGGCACAAGCAACCCTAACAGTTAGTGATGAATTTGAAAAAATAACTGGTTCACAAACATATGTGCATCCTGTGAGCGGCGATGCAGAAGAACTTAATTTTACATTTGATAGACCTGAAGAAGGATTGTGGGTTTGGAAAAGACCAGTTATTGCTGAACCTGAAAAAAGAATTGATGGGGAAATAATTGAACAATCAACAGCGTCACACTCTTATGTTATGGGTGTTGACACTGCCACTGGTAAAGGTAAAGATTACCATGCCATAGAAGTGCTAGACATTGATGAAATGGAGCAAGTTGCCGAATTTATGGTAAGATGCTTGCCGCGTGATTTAGTAAAGTACATTGACAGAATTGGTCGTTGGTATAATTGCGCTCTGTGCGTGGTGGAGCGTAATAATGGCGGCGACATTCTTATCGATGAATTGCGCTATAATGTGATGTATCCCAGAATATGGCGTAAAAAGAGTGTTAATGATAAACCACGCCAAACAAGTGGGCAACGATCATTGCAAGTTGCAAGCTATGGATTTTTTACCAGTCAATCTAGCAAATCAAAATTGAACAAATTACTACTAGATAGTATTAGAGAAGATAGCGAAGGATATGTTATAAAAAGTCGTCGATTGTTAAAACAATTGCAAATTTATGTTCGTAAAAAAGATAGAATGGGGCGCGACACTGGTAAAACTGAATCCGAAGAAGGCGTTGGCAATCATGATGACTTGGTAATGTCTTTAGCTTTAGCATTGGTGGGAACTAGAGATGCGTTTTCAGTTGACTCTGGTAATTTGATACCACATGCTACTGGTAATACTAATGATGATTTCGCAGTGCAAATTATTTCTGTAGATGCACAAAAAGAATTTATTGAAAAGGGTGGCCCGTCATTGTTAATGCCAATGGCCTCCGAAATCGATGAGTTGCCTGATGTGAGTGCTCAAAGGGAATTGGAAAAGTACATGATGCAATTAGGTGGAATACCCATAAGTGATGGGAAGCCTGTTGTTAATTCTAGAAAATATTTTGATAAGTAATAATAGCAATATGTTTTTAGTAAATATACTATTAAAGTTTATAATATGATATGGTAGGATCTTATGCCCAGTAATTGGTTACTATTTGATAAGCTGCGCGCGTTTACGCGACAGAATAAAATATATCAGGCAGATAGAATATTTCAAGACCAAACGTCTTTAGATAGGGTAACTGCCGGCGCGGAATTTTTAGATTTTAGTCAGCAAGCCGCGATTCTTGATCAGACTAATTTGCAGATTAATAGATTAGAACGTTATAAAGATTACGAACAAATGGATCAAACAGGCGAAATATCACTCGCTTTAGATCTTTATGCTGATGAAACAAGTCTGGTAGATCCTGAACGAAAACACACACTAGTGATTCGCGCGGGAAGTGCTAAAATTAAAAAAGAACTTGAAGATTTATTTTTTAACATATTGCAATGGGACAATTATTGCCGACCAGCAATACGGTACTTATGTAAGTACGGCGATTTCCCAGCAGAAATAATACCAGATAAAAATAGAAACGGCATTAGTTCTATAAGATTTATAAATGTTTATAATTTTACACGAGTAGAAACGCGGTATGGCGATTTAGTTGGGTTTTTTCATCAAGATGAATTTACACAAGAACCTACTTTTATGCATCCGTGGCAAGTTATGCACTTGCGATTGACTAGTTTTGAAAATATTTATCATCCTTATGGCCGTAGTGTCATGGATGGTGGTCGAAAAGCGTTTAAACAATTGCGGCTGATGGAAGACGCAGCGTTGATTTATAGAATAACGCGTGCTCCGGAAAAGAGAAAATTTATTATTCCAGTTGGTATGGTGCCGCCAAAAGAAGTGCCCGAATACATGGCAATGATTGCAAGACAATTTAAACGCCAGCGATTTTATAATCCAGCATCCGGCACATTTGATGAACGATATTCTCCGTTAATTCAAGAAGATGATTTTTTCTTGCCACGTAGACCAGATGGAACTGGGCCAGATATTGATGTTTTGCCAGGGGCTGAAAATTTAGATCAAATTGCGGATATTGAATATTTTAAGAAGAAAATGATTGCTCCGATGAAGATTCCATTTTCTAGAGTTGGTATTGGCGATGGCGGCGGTGAAGCCAATGAAAAATCATTATCGCAGTCGCATACAGAATTTGCTAAGTCTGTTCAATGGATTCAAAGAGAAGTGTCATCTGGCTTAACCAAAATAGCTATTGTTCATTTAGCATTGCGTGGATACAGTGTTGATGATATTAAAAAATTTGATATTGCATTGACAGCTACATCTGCAATGGAAGAGCTGTATAGAATAGAAACATGGCAAACTCGCGTTGGAGTTATGGCTGATCTTAAAGATCTTGGGTGGTTTCCAAAAGAATGGATTGTGACTAGATTTACGGATTTATCGCCGGATGAAATTGAAGAATTAAAAGATATGGAAGAAATGGCTGCTAATGGTGGTTCTGGGGGCGGCGGGCCTGCTGGGGCGATGGGCATGGGTGATGATGATTTTGGTGGAGAGGAAGGTGGTGAAGAAGGAGGTGAAGAAGGAGGAGAAGGAGGAGAAGGCGGAGAAGATACTGGCGGGTTAGAAGGATTGATGGCCGCCGGCGGTGATGAAGAATCTATGGAAGGGTTTGATATTGAACGTGAAAAACGTTTAATAACAGAGCTTGATCGTCGGGGCCGTAGAAAAGAAGCTAAAAAAATAGTGGAAAAATGGGCTGATAAGCTTGGTAAAGATGAGAATACATCATGTGAAATGAATAACAGATATGATTATTTAATTGAAACAAAAGAATTGGATGGTCTTACTAAAACGGCTTCTGGAAAGTCTAAAAATAAGGCATATGATGCGAATGACCCGGGCCTTCTTGTAGAATGGTCTATTGATGAAGAAGAACGCAATAGCGTAATAAAAGAAGTGAAGCAAGTTTTAATGGGTGAAAAAGAAGTATCAAGTGAATCGAGTGATCCTTCCGCTGTTATTACTGAAAATGATTTGCCCGCAGACAAAGATCTTTTATAATTAAGTAATCAATTGCACTTTCGTTCAAAACTATTATAGTAGATGCGAAAAGCTACATTATCGATAGGAGAAGAAAGAATGGCTCAAAATCAAGAAACAGTGGCTGGTCCAATTAAAATGGATAGCCGAAAGTTTCTGGGAGCACTCAATGACTCAGTGCAATCCAAGATAACTTTTTATGAAAACAAAGTGTCGGAAATGGGTAAAGCTGCCGGTAAAAACTGGCAGCTCGCGTCTTTTAAAATCAAGCAAATTAATCGTAATCAGCAGTATTCTGGTGAATTGTTCATCGAAGATGTTGACACGCACGATTATTTTATTGCTGATTGCAAACGCGAAAAAGGTGGTAAAATTACCATCGAAAATATTTGCCCATTAGTGGTTATGGAAGAAGAAAAACAACAATTGTTTGAACAGAATTGTTACAAACTTGTTGAATCTATTGAAGCCAATGACCAAAAAGGAATGGGAGCAGCATTTAACAAAATGTCTGCTCAAAGGTTTAGCGGTAGAGCTATTCCGCATTCAGGCATGGTAAAAACTAAAGACGGCATCACGCGATATATTAAAATCGCTAATGATAATTCTATTGATGAAGATGTTCGCCCGCAAATCATTTCTGCTATCGTGGCAACTTTGCGTGATAAAGTAGTTGTGGAAAATGGCTCTATTGTCAGCGGCGAATTCAATGATGGCGAAAAAATAAAACTTCCGGTTACTAAATGGGCCGCACGCAAATTAATTGGCAAACAAATGCGTGAAGCTGCTCAAGAGGCTTATTGGTCTCCTGGATTCCAAAATCGTGTTTACGATGTGTCTAAATTGGTTTATGTGGATAATATTGAAGAAGCAGTAAAATCAATTTCTCCGTTTTTAAATGAAAATGAAGAATTTACGCTTTTAAATCGCAATCAAATTCAGACGTTGATTGAAAATGCTTTGGCTTCCAAAGCTTGCTTCAATCAACAATTGTGCAATGATGTGGCCACATTGTTTCATCGCACAAATTTGAAAATTAACAAAGATGTGATTGTTAAAGAATGGGCCAATATTGCGAAAAAAGTAGAACATCCGACTCTCATGGAGAATGTTCACATTCTTTCAGAATCGAAAAATTTTGAAGCTGCTTATGATAAATTTTTGGAATTGATTTTTGAAGCGGTTTCAAATAGAGATGTGACAGCGGAAGCGCTAGCTACTACTCTTCAAGTTTTAAAAGATAAAACTCCGAAGATTAAAGAATCGCACAGTATGTCATCTAAACTCAATGATCTCATTGAACGTTTAAAAGATCCTGAATTTGATGACAGTGCTATTTATGAAGCTGAAGATCTAATTGCCACAGTTCAAGAAGAACTCACAGCCACTGAAGGTTTAAGTGATTTTGATATTATGCCCGGTGAAGACAGTATGCCGGAAGACTTGGGTGACGAAGATTTAGATGCTGAAAATACTGCAGCGCCAATTATTAACATTAATGCTCCATTGATTTCGATTGGAAGCAGTAATGTCTCCGGTGGCGAAGAAGAAGACTTTGATGGTTTAGATGGTTTAGATGATCTTGGCGATGACGAAGATCTTGGTGAAGAAGAAGACGAAAGTCTTGCCGATCTTTTAGGTGGAGAAGAAGACCTTGGAGATGGAGATGAAGATGAAGGCGATTTGGATGACTTAGATGAAGAAGAGTCTCCATTTGAAAGTAGGAGATCTAGAA